GCGGTTTCCGCCCACGCTGCGCTATCTGGCAACGCTGAGGTATCTGGCAACGCTAGGGTATATGGCAACGCTAGGGTATCTGGCAACGCTAGGGTATCTGGCAACGCTGAGGTATCTGGCAACGCTGATTATATTGTTTTTAAAAACACATGGTCTAGCGGTCGATATTTTACTTACACAAAATCTAACAAAAAATGGAGAGTCGGTTGTTTTTACGGCAACGGCTATGAATTGATTGAAAAAGCATATAAAGATAGCCAAAAATCAGGGGATTTTTACAAAGCGTATGTCGAATTTGTCGAAAAGCTAGAAGAAATCGAAAAAATCCACAAGGATCAATGATATGCATACATGGGATTGTGGATGTAGAGATTGTGGAAATACATTTGAATACATTGATAGTTATCCAATCATTGAATGCCCAAAATGCGGGAGCGATGATCTGAAAAATGAATTTAAAGGAAGGGCGTATGACTGATGAAAAATAATTTTCGTATTATTTTAGCAAAACAACGAAAGAAAATCGTAGATGTATACAAAGCGACAGGAATTGCAAAGACTACACTCACTAATTTGTATTATGAACGTTCGAAAAATCCTGAGTTAAAAAACTTTGCTAAAGATTGTTGACTATCTAGGAGTAACCTTAGATGAGCTACTGACACCAGAAGAATAGAGAAGAAAAAGCTAATAAACTTAACTAAAAAAAGGAGAAATAAACATGGAAGACACAACAAAAATGCTAGCAAACATGATTTTAATTGCACTTGAAAATCAAGAAAGATGGGTTAGTGAACCACGCTTTGAAACATTATCAATTATTGAAGATATTAGAACATCTAATAAAATCGTCTCAAAACAAGTGGATGAAGACGGAGATGTAATCGAAAGATTTGACGGATACAGAAATCAAGAATTGGAAGATAAGTTGAAATTGATTGAAGCTACTTTCAAAAAAGATGAAGCAGACTATAAGCGTTACAATAGCGAAAAAATCAAAGCAATGACAAGAAACTTAGAAATGATTAAATCTATTGTGAAAATGTATGGCGCACAAAGCGAGGAGTAAGTATGGCAACACTTTACGAATTGACAGGACAATTCCTTGATATTTACAACTTGGAATTGGATGAAGAAACCAAAATAGATACGCTTGATAGCATTGACTGGAATAGCGACTACGAAAATAAAGTAGAAAACTATATCAAGGTTATCAAGAATATTGAATCGGATGTCGAAGCGCGAAAAAATGAAATCAAGCGTTTGACTGGATTGAACAAAGCTGATGAGAAGAAGAAAGATCACTTGAAAGAAACACTTTCTACCAGCATGACTCTTACTGGTCATGAACGTGTAGACACACCACTATTTAAAGTGTCATTCCGTAAGTCTCAAGCGGTTGAAGTTGATGAGTTGGTACTTCCTGAAAGTTACAAGGTAGCAACTTGGAAACCAGATAAAAAACGACTTAAAGATGACTTGAAGAATGGTCTTGAAATTGTCGGTGCAAGTTTAGTAGAAAGGAAGAATTTGAGTATTAGGTAAAAAGATATGAAAATTCTAGCAATCGACCCAGCTTCAAATAAAATTGAAACTTCGACAACAGGGATTGTCCTACTCGACAATGCGAGGTTGGTTGATAGCTGGGTAGCGGAATATGGCATGAAGGGATTTGCTAAGTGGTTTCACAACATTGGAGAAACACTTGATTTTGATGTAGTGGTTGTCGAAGAATTTCGTACCAGAGACAACGACAAGTCGAAAGATAATAGTGTGTTAGAAACTATCGCTTATATCCAGTTATGTTATCCAGATGCCATTCTTCAATATAACGGTGGATATAAGTCAGATATTCCAGACGACCTTTTAAAAGTCTTAGGTCTATGGAAATTTGAAAAAAGTCACCACCAAGACATACGAGCAGCAGCAAGACTTGGTTTGTTCTATGCTTTGAGAAATGATGTTGAAGAAGTTATCCAAGATATCGGGAAGGTGGTGAGCGAGTATCACAATAACTCTTAGAAAGTGGCAAACCGAAGCAGTCAAAAGAAGTGACCACTTATCAAATGGAATTTTTCTAGAGGCTCTTGGGGGTAGGGGGAAAACTATCTGTGCGCTTGCTATTGCAAAGCATAAAACAGCTAAAAAAATCATCATCACAAACAACAGACTAGCAATCTTGAATGGTTGGATAGATGCAGTAAAGTTTATGAATTTTGATAAAGAAGTTGAGATTATCATTCAAACAGATAGATATCTTCAAAATCAAGTCGAAAAGGGGCATAAATTAGATTGTGATGTGCTGATAGTAGACGAATGGCAGAATATGTCTTCTGAGAAACAAGTGGCCTTATATCGCAAAATAAAGCGTAAATACACGATAGGTCTTTCGGCAACACCAATCAGAAAAAAAGGTCAAAACTTCTACCCACTTGAAAAAACAATTTTTGGATGGGCAACACCTAACAATAAATTTGACTGGCAAAAGACTCATGGGAAAATGGTCTATGATCCATTTAGTTATTCAAAAGAGAAGTGGGAAGATTTTAGGAATTATGAGAGTTATGTCTCAAATCTACCAAACTTCTTTAGGTGGGAAAAAATCGAAGAAATCGAAAATGCAGTTGAGAATAACGGTTTTGAGATTAAGTTTTATCAAAAGACGGTAGAACCTGGCAATCCAGAAAAACTTGCTGAGTTTAGGAAGTTTAACCTAGTCACAGTAAATGGTAAGGCTGCCATGGCTAAGCAATCTTTTGGAAGGAATACCTTCGAACGCTACCTAAACCAAACTGGTGCGGATGTTGATTTTCCAAAGTTAAGACCAGTCAACAAAAACACACCATTAATGTTGGAACTTGATGGACTAATTGAACGAGCACCACACGATATGCTGATTGTCAGCAAGTCTAAACAAATTGTAAATGTTATCCGCGAAAGACATCCAAACATTGGTATCTGGACTGGAGATATAAAGGACGGTCTGGATAATCAGATAGTGGTTGCTACTAGTCAAGTCTTAGGTGTAGGTGTTGATGGCCTACAACATAAATACCAAACTATTGTCGTACTAGATCCAGTCGAAGAAGGTTCTGGAGAATACGATGATTACCGACAGTTGCTCTGGCGCATAACAGGAAGTCGTCAGCAGCACGATGTAAATGTAATTGAATTTTATTATAAAGGAGTATAAATCTTGTTTAAATTACCAGAAAACAAACCACAAATTCCAAAAGACACCCCTCGCAACTATTTCATCTATGGTGAAACCATGAGTGGCAAGTCTTATCTTGCAAATGAATTTCCAAACCCTATCGTACTGAATACGGACGGAAATGCAGAAGCTAACAGCGTACCAAGCATTCAGCTATTGAATGAAAAAGACACCTCTGGACGAATTACCAACTCAGTTATCAAACAGTTGGGAGAAATCCTCCTGGCACTTCAAACACAAAAACATTCTTATGAAACAGTTGTAGTCGATGTAATCGATGATGTGATTGAAATGATTAAGATTGCAGTTTGTGATGAATTGACACCAGCTGGAAAACCTCGCTTGAAATCCTTGTCAGAAATTCCATACGGTAAAGGCTATGATTTCTTTAATCAAGCAGTTACCGAATTGGTTATTGACCTTAAAGCCTTACCAATGAATGTTATCTATATCAGTCGTCAAATCTCTGAGTATGATGATAACGGGAATGCAACCAAGGACAAACCAAGTTTGAAAGATAAGTATGTGAACCTTATCAATGGTAACTCTGACCTGATGATCCATACCGAAAAAATTGGAAGTAACTATAATCGTGAAGTTGACCGTAAACGTAAATCTTACTACGCTGACCAAGTTGATGATAAGAAAATCTTGAAGATTTTAAGCACTGTACGAGGTGCACTGACACCTGCTAAACCTAAAAAAGTTGAAACAACTGAAACAACAAACGCTAAACCAACTGCTACAGTAGAACAAAAAGAAGATGCAGCAGTTAAAGAATTATTTTAAGAATTAAAGGAGAAATAAAATGAGTTTATTAGATATCGCAAAATCAATCAAAAAAGAAGGCTTTGACCCACGTAAAGACAGCGCAAACGGACCTGCACCAATCCCTGCTGGAACTTATCCAGTAATCTTAAAAAAAGCAACATTCAACATCGCTGAAAGTGGTTGGGAAAGTTTAGCTTACCAATTTGAAATCCGTGGTGGTGACTATGACGGTCGCTCTGAATACGTTACTTTTGGAACGTTGACAGAATGGAAAGGTAAAGATATTAAATGGTCTGTTGAACGTACTATGAAATTCTTTATCAAAGCTTTGGTTCTTGCTGGTGACAATATGCAAGGTGACGAAGAAGACGGTAAAGCCTTGGAAGAAGCGCTACAACGTAAGGCAGTTGGTTCTTACTACAACTTAGTGATCACTGAAACAGAAAGCAAAGGTAAAGTTTACCGTAACTACGACCTTGAAGAAGACACAATGCAAACAACGGCAGGACTTGATATTTCAGATGATGATTTGCCGTTCTAACAATTAAGGAGTTAAGATATGCCATCTATGAAAGACTATGCCTTGCAGTATCAAAAATTAGGATTTTCAGTCATTCCGATCAATCCAAAAAATAAGATGCCATTGATTGAATTTGCTGATAGACCTGCCATGACTGCAAGTGAAATTGAAACCTTTTGGGATGGTTATCTAAATGCTAACATCGCTCTTAAAACAACTAACTTCTTTGTTATTGATATCGATAAGCATGGTAAATCAAACGGTTTTGAGTCTCTCAAAAAATGGGAGCATTTAAAACTGATTGAACCAACTCTACAAGCTAAAACAGCAAGCGGTGGGAAACATCTATTCTATTTCAAAAGAGATGATGAACCTATCACACAGATGATTGGCTTCTTACCAGGTGTTGATATCAAGGCGCACGAAAACAATTATGTCCTTGTTGCTCCGTCAGCAACAGAAAAAGGGCAGTATGAGTGGGATTTAGAAAAATCGAAGGAAGGTGGAACAATCGTAACACCTTCCAGAGATTTGATTCGAGCCATAAAAAAAACGTATGGCAAGACACACGGTTATCGGTATGATGGCACAGACGGTTTAAGAGACTTAGCTAGACGGTCTTACACTCGAGATCGAACACAAACAACCGACCTTTTCGAGACCATCGCCCTAGGTTTTGGTGATGAAGGTGGGCGAAATGACAAGCTAGCAAGTTTTGTCGGTGGTCTATTATATCGAGCAGTAGATGATGAAGTAGTTGTTCAATTGGCAAGACTAGCAAATGCAAATAGTCAAAATCCTTTGCCTGAGAAGGAAATGATGCGTACTGTTGAAAGTATGATTAAAAAAGATAGGAGGTGAGAACGATTGGTGATGTAGTAAGTATAAATTCACAAGATAAGATGATTTTAAATGATAAAGGCGCGATTAAGGCTAACAGTCCGATGAATGTGCTTGCATCATTTAAAGCTGATGACCAGTTAAGCCTCTATTTGAAACACAATGAATTTTCACAAGAGCATGAATTGACAAAAGATATCAAAATAGGAAACACCTTTTTCAAGAAAGGGGAATTGCCTTCTAACTTTGACTCAGTTGTAAAGGTATATTTCGAAAGTGTTTTGGGTGTAGCCTATACAAACCAAGCGATGCTGGATGGTATGGAAACCTTCTTCTCTGAGAGGTCGTACAATCCAGTTATAGCCTATATGGAACAAGCTGCAGAAAACTGGGATGGTCGTGAGCGTATTAACCAAATGCTGCAAGTCTATCTCGGTGCTGATGATAACCCTTTGGTTTCTAAAATAGCTGAAATGTGGTTAGTCGGTGCAGTCGCTAAAGTGTATGATCCATTTGTTAAGTTTGACTATGTTCTGGATTTAGTCGGTGGGCAAGGTGTTGGGAAAACCTCACTTCTCCAAAAATTAGGTGGTGAGTGGTATACAGATGCTGTGACAGACTTTGCGAACAAAGATAATTATGACATCATGCTCAAATCTTTGATTGTAAATGATGATGAAATGGTTGCTAGTAATAGAATGAGTTTCGCTGAAACAAAAGCCTTTATCTCAAAAACAAGCTTACGTTTTCGCAAACCTTACATGAAGCGTACCGAAGAGTTTGCTAAAAACTTTGTTTTAGCACGCACAACGAATCAAAAGGAATACCTAAAGGATAAAACGGGCGAACGTCGATTCTTGCCTGTACTCACAAATATCGAAAAGCAAAAGAAACATCCTATGGAAATCGAACCTGAAACAATCGAGCAAATTTGGGGCGAGGCTGTCACAATCTATCGTGCTGGTGCTGATTTGATGTTTGATAAAGAAACTGAAGAACGATTAGAAATCTATCGCGAGAAATTCATGTATCGTGATGAAGTAGAATTACAAGTACTTGAATATTTGGAAATGCCTATCCCTGATAATTGGTCAAGTTGGTCAATTCAACAGCAACATCAGTATACAAGTAAGTATTTTGATAATAGCAATGAATTTGAACCTGGCAAAAACAAGTTGACAAACGTTTCAACAAGAGAAATGATGTACAACTTGTTCATGAGAAATTCAAATGATAAGAAACTCTCGACTAAAATCAACATGATTATGGACAATCATCCTGAATGGCAAAGGGGACAATTTCGGATTGGTGGAAAAAATACAAAAGGTTTTAAGAGAATTATACAAAAATAGATCGGTTGCATTTCAATGTTCTATCGGTTGCATCGGTTGCATCTGGAGAGAAGAACGGTTGCATGCAACCGATATGCAACCGATAAATCGAAAGAACGGTTGCACCCTTAAACCCTTGATAATACTGACTTTTTTATACTATTTTTATATAATGCAACCGATGCAACCTATATTTTATAAAAAGTATATTTAATAATAGTATATAAAGAGAAAGCCTATTAAATAAGGATTCTTAAATTTTATTTTTTGAATTTTGTTTTCTATCGGTTGCACGGTTGCATTAAATTTGTTTTGTAAAAAATGGAGAAAAAATGAATAATCAATTAAAAGTAGAAGTACAATGTCCGTTTTGTGGGGCGTGTTATAAAAGACATGCTAAAGAAAGTTCTAAATCGATTAGATGTCGTTTTTGTGGAATGTCTATATTTTTAAGAAAGATAGGGAAGAACGATCTAGGCAGAATCGCTGATGAACCATTTAATCAAAATGAATATGTCAAGGATTTGAATGAGGTGTTTGAATGAGCATCAAGAAACAAATGATTGACGGGTTAAAACACTCAATCGAGCAGACGGAACAGGAAATCGAGAAGTATTCGAAGCCATGCGATAGACGAGTTGCACAAGGGCGGACTGCTCATCGTGAATTTTTGAAGAAAAAAATGAAGAAAATGAAATCACAATTAAAGGAGTTGGAAGATGAATAAGCAGGAATTGATAAAAAAGTATAAAGAATTGTGGAAAGAACACAGCCCTTTTCATGAGCCTGTACCTTATACTTCAATGGTTGAACTTTTTTTGAAAGAGTTGAAACAACTAGACGAACCCAAACCAGTCAAAGTACCGCAGTGTGTTCATAAATATATTCAAGAAGCCAAAGAATATAATTGGGACTTGCAAGATTTAATGAAGTCTATAGATGATGAAGATAGTGAGGAACTTCAAAGATGGTTTTATCACGAATGTAATCAAGAAACACTTGCCCATGCATGGCTTTACGGCTACGAGGTCGAGAAAGAGAAGCGGTATTTGGTAAAGGTAAAAGCTGTTCTTGGTCAATATTTGGGTAGATATTACTTAAATAACGAAGAATTGACACCTCAATTCATAAGAACGCAACTTACAGGAAAAGAGAAACTTCCTACTTTCACCCGCAAAGAACTAGAAGAAGCTGGGTTCGGATGGGTGTTTGATTGCGAGGGAGTGGAAGTCGAGGAGGTGGAGTGATGAAGATTGAACGAATTTGGGGATATCCATCTAAAAATACATTTTCAATAAAACCAATCGCAAATATTTTAAGTGAAGAGGTAACAGGTAGCTTGTGGATTGATCCTTTTGCAAATAATGCTAAAATCGCTACGATAACAAATGACTTAAATACTGAATTTGATACAGATTATCATCTTGATGCTCTAGAGTTTCTAAAGATGTTTCCTGATAATACTGTCGATGGGGTGCTTTATGACCCTCCATACTCAACAAGACAAATCTCAGAAGTTTACAAAGGGGTTGGATTGCCTGTAAACAAAGAAACAACTCAATCTACGTTCTGGACCAAACAAAAGAAAGAGATAGCGAGAATTGTGAAATTAGGTGGAAAAGTTATTTCATTTGGATGGAATAGTGGTGGGATAGGTAAAAAGAATGGATTT